AATATCATCCTTTCGCTTTTAATTGATATTCATTTTCAATTATAGATTTTTAAAAATAATAGTCAATACTTATACCTATCCTACTCGATGATATGAATGTATTTCGTTAAGCCATAATTAACTTATACATTGTTTTTAACGTGTGAGAGAATTTTTATTATCACATGAAAGCTTTTTGATATAGAAGTTTGTGAATAAAAAAATAGGCAAGTACCGAAGTACCTGCCTACTACTCACGATTTCAACTTGAGAGAAATGTTGAATAAAGTATATAGAAATAATACCACAATTATTTTTTAATGCAAATAAAAAGGCGAATGCATATAATGCACCCGCCTAGAAAATGCTCACCACAATTTTATATTAACTGATTTCTCCCCGTAAGTCACCTAATATCTGATTAGGCGGGCCAGAACCATTCCATGTTCTAATAGGCAAGTAATAACGTTGCCCCTCCCGTTTATATAATACCCATAAATAATATTTATACAACTAATTTATGTAATTTTACAAGGCTCAAAATTGAGTTCTGCAGTTAAATTCATAAACATTTAGTATGGAATTTTAGTTTTGCCGTTTGATGTTATGTGTACTTTGGTGCGTACTGGTTCAGGGAGAGTTGATATTTGATACAAAACATTTAGCCCTAAATTTAACGACGTCGTTAAATTTGAATTTTCATACTCTTCACTAACTTTCATAAATCTATGTGCTTGTCGATTGCTGAGTTTCACTTTTTTTAAGCCATAGCCTAAATTCTCCATGCACCAAATCATCCTCTTTAACATGTTTCAATCTTCGACCAATCTCAAAGATAGATTGACCAGCGATGTTTAAAGCCATATTTCACGACGTTATGTTTACAGTTAAAGTATTTGTGCGTGGTTCTCATCCCTCACTGCAACACAGGACGTTTCTCAGCGTTTTTTATACAATAATCTTTTATTGTAACAATATATTTTTAAACAGTAACTTTTCAAATGAACTAGCATAATTTAATTCATGAGAAGTATTTTTTATTCATTAAATTTTGAATGATCAAATAGCGCTTTTGATATTTGTTTAAAATAATTTTGTGTATAATAAATTGTTAAAATAATAGAGTTGATAGATAAGAAGATAAAAATAGTTAATGAAAAAATATTACTAGTAATCGTCGTATATAACATTTGAAATACAATAATGAATATAATCGAAAACAATGTAGAATAAAAAACTTTACTGTCATTATCTTCTAGTTCTTTTTTAGATTTAGAACCGTTACGTAATAATTTTTTTATAATTGCACGTTCATGAATTCCAGCAATTATACTTAATGTTACTCCATACAAAGCAAAGTTCACTGATGCAAGTGTAATAATTGATGACAGTGCATTTTTTATATCTTCTAAATTAATTAAAAATTTATAATGACAAATTATTAAGGTCAACACAGCACTGATTATTATAGTAATAATATTAAATTGGCTTTTAATCAGCTTCATAAAGTATCCTCCTCAATAATTAGCTTTGCTTCTATAATCTCCTTTTCCCTCTTTACCTAAATATTTCATTTCCATTTCATAATATACCGATTCATGATCTAAATATGGCTTTTCAACAGTATAGGTAAATGAATGTTGAAAATATAATCTAGCGTTTATCAGTTCAACTAAATCAATGTTACTTTCTTCGTTATTTCTTCCTTTTAAATCCAATTTTTTAAATTTCGTTTTATCATTTTTAAATAATTTCAGAATTTTATCAATGTATGACTTGTTTAATGATTTCTTTTTATCTTTAGAAGTATCTATGTGATATCTTGCTTGTATCTTTCCGGCTTTAACGTCATTGTTTACTCCTAATATGTCTGCTACATCGTCTTGCATATCATTATCTTCGTATACAAATTCAACTTCTGTAATATAGTCAAAATCATTAACTTTTTCAAATACTTTCTTAGGTGGGATTATTGCTAGATGAAATTGATATTCGGTTCCTTTTTCTATATTCTCTTCTTTATTCTCCAAATTTTCACTTAACATTTTACTATGTATACTATCAAATAATGTAATTATTCCTCTAGTTGTTGTACAATGTAAGTTTGATTGGATGACAAAAGTATTTGTTATCGAATCATATAATATACTAATTGATTCACCAATTGACGTATTGTCTGATAAAGGTATTTCTTCCTCATTGTGATCAGGCAATAAGAAATCATTTTCTCCATCATTAATATTTATATTTGTAGCATCTAGTCTAGTATAAGCATTAGGAACATCATATTTTCTGTATTTAACTATACGTATATGAAATAAACCCTCATCCAAATTTTCTTTAACTATACTATATATCGCCAATTCTTCGTTTTTATATAAAATAGAAAAGTTTTTAGATTGATCTTTTAAATATTCTAATAAAATATTAAAATCAAATCTTTCTTGATTCTTTCTATTTATACCACTATATTCTAATAATGTAGGTCTAAAAATATTAAAAGTAACTAACTTTTTCTTTTTTTCTGTCATTCCCCTTGACCTCTTTCATGTGTAGTTTTATACATTATATATTTAAATTCACAAAATAAAAAGATTATATATGAAAAAAGCAACTAATATCGGGGAATGATATTAGTTGCAACTACACAATATCATTATACTATATTTTAGTACCTAGTACTAATTATTTAATCATTACTCCTCAAATCTCCCTATATAATCAATATGGAAATCTGCAGTCGGATATTTCTTACTCAGCTTCTCTAAATCTCTCTCATTCTCATTCTTTTTCTTCATCTTCACCAATACTATCAATAAATACAGGTGTAGTTGCATTTAAGTCTACTTTCTCAGTGAATAAGCTGTGGTATCAAACTAATTAGCATTAATTTATAATTAGCATAACTTCATTTTCTTCAATCCTCTAACGGAATATCATCCACAATCACAGGGTGATTAGGATTGGCATTAGACACATCTTGCACTGCCTTATCTAATTCCTCATCGTCTCCGTCCCATTCACCAATGTTAATGAATATAGGCACATTCCCGTTAATATCATGCTTATCTGTAAATAACTTATGGTATTTCCCCAACATATCACGAGCTTTTAAACGATCACTAGGCTTAATTGGCACCTCTATCAGTTCAACATGTTCATTATAGACTAGCTGTACTTTGCCACTTTGTGGATTCTCTTTATATTCTCCACGTTTGACCACAACTTCTTTCGTTTCTGTTTCATCACCGACTGCCGCATTCGTAAGCACATGTAGTAACTCTTTTGCGGTTAATACATTCTCATCTATAACCTTATCTTTTTGTTCTTGTATATATTGCTTGATGTGTGGCTTCTTTAATAACCTACATCCTGTCACATGTGCACTATTTGCGCTATAGCCTGCTTTTATGGCACTTTGTGTTACATTAAGTGTTCTTATATACTCATTCACAAAACGCGCTTGTTTTGCCGTTAACTCACTCATTCTATCACCTCCACAATTTTATCTAATAAGGTTTCATACCATAATCTTACAGATTGTTCTGAACACTCTAAGACATTGCTAATATCTTTAAAACTACGTCCTTGTATTAAAGAATCGAAAATATAAAACTCTTTATCATTAGCTACTCGGTCAACAATCATTTCTAAGTGATTCTTTATAATATGATCATCAACATTATCGTCTGTCATCCATTCATTAGAATTTTCATCACCTATTGAAAAGAATTCATCAGTATTTATATCATCATCTATTAATACATCACTTCTAGTTCGCTTATGATAATTACACACGAAGCCTTTTATTTGCTTTTTATCCATTGTTACACCACTTTTACATGTGAAGATTGATGATAAGCATTTACTCGTGCAATCTTGCTATTTTCAATTGCTGTATTTCTTTGTTTTTGACGTTCTGAACGTTGTTTAATACTTGCTTGATACAAATCAACCTGTAAGCGTTCAATGACGCTGTATGGCTTATATCGTCCATTTGAACGCATATATTTTACAACTTGCTTCTGCTCTTTTTCTGTATAATGATTTAGTACCGTTTTCAACAACACCATATTACTTATAGATCGATTTTTATAGTTTTGTAATCCTGCTTTTGTTTCAATAATTTTGATAACTAGTTTTTCAATTGGATATGAGACAGAGACGACCCCCATTATTTCATCACATGTTGTGGTCGACGCACTCATATGGTACATACTTTCAATTTGGAATTCACACATCTTAATTTTTTTATTAATAAATGCTGGGTTAAATTGCGTTAATAGTTGATACTCAGATAGTTTATTGTCGCCATTACGATAATATAAACAATTCTTCGTTTTAAGCAGTTTCATACGTTCACTCCTATAAAGAGAGCCTACCCAAATTGGATAGGCTATTTTTGATTTAAGCGTTACGGAACACTTCGTTATACTTACTTTGAATGTTAATAATTTCTATATCGCCATCATTATCTTTGATAACTGGTTGCCCGTTATTTTGTAATCCAAACTGTCTTAAAACATTATAGTTATACTCTAATTTTTGATATTCTTCATTATTTCGATATGGATAAATTACCTTTTCTACCAATACATCAAAGTAAGGTTTTAACCTTACATTTTCATCTTCAGTAAGACGACTTTCTATCGCTTTTTTATAGATATTAAGTTCATATACATTAGTGGTTTTAGGATTGGCATTATAAACAAGATTAAATAGTTCTTCTGCATCAATTAAATTTACTTTCGCCTCTATGTCTTGACGTTTCAACATTTCAACTTGTGGATTCTCATATGAAGATTCTTTCTCTTTTTGTTGGATTTCTACTATTTTTTCTTCATGTTCATCTAATAATATTTGTCCTAATTCTTTGAATTTAGATTGTAGGCTCAAAGCCTTATTATCCATTTTATTTTTAATAACATCCATTTTATAGCCTTGTCTAATTAATGATTTCGTTTCTGTTATTAGATCTTCAAAATCTCCTAACAAATTTCTATAACGTCTATCATTAAAATATACATCCCACGTATCACCCGTGATTGTTGTAGTTGTCATTTATAAGTACCTCTTTCTTTAGTTTTTGTTTTACACTTCAATTCGTTTCAAAGCTTCATAGCGTTTCATACTGCCATCAGCTAATTTCTTAATACTTCTCATCGCTTGTTGCTTTTCTTGTTC